GTACAGTAAGAGCCTGTACTACATCCCCTGGGGCAATGCTGTGTGCAGTCAGATCAATGGTTTGTTCAACCATATAAGGCTGACGCCCACGTGAGTCACCACCATGAGCAGGAGCCAGAGTTGCGGTAATAGTAGCCATTATCTAATTCTCCCTTATGCCAAGTTATATGCTGCAGTAACGATAGCTTCTGGGCGAAGAATCTTGCGACCGTATAGGTGCATACCACGAACAATATCTGCAAATGAGTCAGGGTCACGATAAGTTTCAGTTTTGTTGATCTGCTCTGCAGTTGCAACGGCTGAATCATGTCCTGCTACGATAACACCAAAGTTAGTTGCGTTAACGCCACCAACTGTGGAAGAACCTGTACCAAGTGAAGGTAGGTTGTTTGACGTGTAAACACGGAAGCCGTGTAGGTTTGTCACTGCCAACCCGTTCTGTAAACCTGAACCACCAAAGTCGGCGTTCAGCAAACGTGAGTCTTCATCTTTCAAGACTTCCATAAACACTGGGTCCACAACGATCCAACGACCTTGTGTATCAACATTCTGTTGGTCCATCAAACGAGACATACGTGCAAGAATTTGCAACGGGAATGCGTTACCTGCAGTTGCAGATTTCGCAGCAGTAGCACCACCTGCACGAGGCTCAATACCAATTGAGTTGTTGGCTGCACCTGCAGTTCCTGATGTGTTTGTGAAGTCAGATGCGTCTAGTGACATAGAAGCCAATAGTTCCGCACCAACTAAGTTAGCACCATCAGAAGCTGTAGACACGGCCTTTGAACCGTTTACAGTAGTGTTGACTGTGCTTGCATTTGCATGAAGCGCAGCTTGTGAAAAACCAGATAGATAGCCAAGAACATCTTGGTCCATTTGGTCAGCCAAACGATAGGCAGCACGATCACTTGCAAGACTTTGGAAATTAACGTGACTATGGGCTTCTTCAATATCGTCTACCTTGAAAGCAAAATAATTGGCTTTGTCAATAGTTAATGAGAAGTCCTCGTCATCTAAGTCTTGTGGTGTGATTTGTGTACCACGTCCGTATTCTTTTACAGTGATTTCAGGTTCTTTAATAATTTTAACTGAATCACCCATGTTAGCAATCTCTCCGAAATAATCAGAGTTTGTGACTGCCTCAACAACAGATGCCTTGCGGAAAGCAAGTTGCACCTGTTTGGAATAGATCACTGGTGAGAAGTTACCGTTAGGTAGATTACCGTGACCTGATGCTGATGTAAATGCCATAACATTTATCTCCTTTAGCATAACAGATGCTAAACACACAGAGTACTATATAGGAGGCTAGACATCGTAGGGTGCGTAGGTTATAACACTTGGCCTTTGTGTTACAGCTACGGGCCATGAATTACTAGGTAAGTCCGAAGGTCTGTCGTTTGCGTGGGGAATATATATTAGTGCAGGTATCCTAATGGGGCCACACTAATATATGATACATATAGTTATATCATAAATAACTATAATGTCAATACTTTTTACCTAGCAGAACCAGATAAATCGTAAATAAAGTTTCCAGTGCGAATAGATTCCATAATGCTATCGGCATTACGTTCATATTCTTGTGGAGACATCTTCTGTACCTCAGACTCTTTTATTGCATTTCCCATAGAATTTGACTGAGGTTTACTGCGTTGATTACGTGTATTTACAGAACGTGCAGCATCTTTTGGTGTAGTCTTACCTTTCTTAATGCCACGATCCGCTTTATAAAGATCAATTGCACGAGCAGCAGAACGTGCGTCATTGCCGTTCTCGTATAGTGCATCCTGTATCCATTTAGGTTGCTCATCTGCCCACTCATGGAAGTCATCACTATCACGAATGGTATCAAAGTCTGGATGCAATTGCATTAACTCTGCTTCAGCTTTTTCACGTGCTGCAGTTTCCCGCATTTCGTCTACTACTTTTACACGATCTTCCAAATCTGCAGCCTGTTCTTTTGCCTTTTTAATTGCAATAGTTTCAACAATTGCCGCTACATCTGGATACTTAGTTGCCCAAGATTCAATGTCTTCGTCTGACTTAGGAAGTTTGATTTCTTGTTTTGTTGATTGATTAAGCTGTTGCTCAAGTGCCTTAATACGATCTTCATATTCTTTTTCTTTTGTTTGCTGATGTCGGCGTAGATCACCATAACGTTTTTTAAAGCTACGTTCTTCCGCATTAGCAGGTTCAGCTTCTTGTGGTTCTTGTTCCACTGCTTCACCTTTTTGTTCAGCTATTAGCTGTTCAAGTTCTTCTTCTTCTTTCTTCAAACGTTCTTCGTTAGTATACTTGCGATTTGCAAATGCTACTTTATTTTGAGGCTGCATTTCTTCAGCCATAATTGCTTCTGACATTATATGTCCTTTTTACTGGGGCCACCGTAGCCTGTTGGTAGGGGGATGGGTAGGCCAGTCATATTAAGGTGGTTATTACTTTTTCTTTTTACGTGAGGCTAGTCCACCTTTTTTAAATCCATAGCCTCCTTCGTATCCTTTACCTGCCTTTTGTCCTTCTTTAATTGCCTTTTCTTTTTCTTTTCTTTCTTTAAGTTTAGACTTATATCCTACATCTCCTGCTTTTTTACCACTAGAATCTGTACGACCTTTAATAGTTACATCATCCGTTTTAACTTTAATGCCTGTGTCTCTGTCTCTATCACCAAAGTCAGGACGATCCCTATCACCAAAGTCAGGCCCGTCATCATCACCCCCGCTACTTGGTGTAGGCGTAGTAGGTGCAGATGGTGGAGCAGATGATGGTGTAGGTTGTTGGGAGCTTTCTTGCCCAACTCTACTTAGATAACTTTCTATATCACCTGCAGTTGGTGTATCCTCACTAGGAGATAACGTACCTGTAAATTGATCTAAAAGAGAACTGACTTTAGTGGGTTCTACAGAACCACGTAACTCAGAAAGTAAATCTTTAGCTCTATTAGAAACTATAGAAGTACGCAATGGTAATGTAGAAGGCACATCCATTTGTGGCGTAGCTGCTTCAGGGTCTTTTGGTATTGTTGGTGTTTCAAATAGTTCTTTAAAGGGTGATTGATCAGCAACTACTGAAGCATCCAGTTGAGGCATATCTGGGTCTTGAGGTATTGCTGCTTCAGTCTGCGCCTCTACGGAAGGAGTTTCTACAGAAAGTGCTGGGCCTGATTCCAGTTCTACTTCTTCTGGGTCAGCAGATACTACAGGTTTAGGAGCAAAGTCTTCTGGGCCTAAAATACCATTATCAATCAATTTAGTAACAGTTTCATCGGGTTTTTCAGATGCATTTTTACCATCGTCTTTTGTTTTATCATCAGATTCATCTGTAGACTGTCCTGCGTTTACAGCCCCTGAAACTTTAGCTTTTTTGGTTTCTTCTTCACTTAATCCAAGCATACCACCAAATGCACCTGCAACTTCACTGATTACTTTTGCAAGTACACCTTTACGTTCAGGATTTGTTAAACGATCTTTTACTTCTCGTAGTGCAGCTACCTGCCCTTTAATGGGTGTCTTTTGTGCTTGAGCAATCTTTTCATCAAGTTTTGCTATAATTTGTTTCTTTTGATTTTTATTTGCAAGAGAAACAAAACCTCCCAATAAAGGATTGATTGCCCCCATTACACCCGCAGCTACATTACCATATGTACTAACTTTTTCTGCCTCTTTAATCCACATGTCTAATGCGATACCATCCTTAGCGGAAGTGTCCATATCCCAAGAACCTGCTTCTTGAAACTTTGATGGCTTTATTACAGGACGATCATCATTATCGTCTGTTGGTATAGCTTCTTTGGTTTCATCTTTTTCTTCTTCTACTTCACTACCCACAGGAAAGTATCCTTCAGGAATAGGATATACAGGCTTGCCCCCTAAAAAAGGAATGTTTAATTTTTTACCATCTGCATTCTCATACTGACGTACATCTTGATTACGTGGATTAAACTTAGGAACAGTAAAAGATGGCGTTGCAAAACCGCCTTCATTCATATGTACCACACCGCCCTGCGCTTTCTTTTCTACTTCAGGTTCTTCTTTGCCTTCAACTATAACTAAATCCATCATGCCAAATGGTAAGTCATCAGGCATTGTAGCTTCGTCACCATTACCCATTTGACCCATAGCATCCATTTGCTTTAAGCCTTGCTTGGCATCTTGACGAATACGCATTAAGTTCTCAAGTCCAATGTAGCGCACTACATCTGCAGGAAACACAAACTCTCCTTCACTGAGCATGGCAGGAATATCATCACGTACTTCTTTACGTGTGCTACCTACAGGTACATCATTCCCTGATTCTTCATCTACCATACCACCTTCATCACGAAGGCCACCATCTTCAAAGAGTTCCATTTGTTTCTCATACATTTTTTAGTACCTCATCTCGTAGTAACTTGAGCCTACGCAATTGATATATTGCACCCTGTGCTCTATGTAGGATTTGAGCATTATCACTTTGCTCCATAGAACGATGTTGTTGACTAATTAAATAGTCTAAGTATTCCTCAAAACTATGCCACTGCTGGTGGTTGTTGACCAGCCCCTTGAGCTTGTTGAGGTGCTCCTTGTCCTTGTGCATTTCCACTAAATCCTTGCTCTTGCGGTGTTGGTGCTTGGCCTACGCCTATATTACCACCACCTGCTCCCGATGTGTCCATTGGGTTAGCACCTGCTGGTGCGCCCTCTGCTGCTTGTTGTTGTTGCATACCTTTTAGCAGTTCTGCTTGTATTGCAGCTTCTGCCATATTGTTAGTTACCTTTTCGGGATCAAGGTCAAGAGACTTTGCAATCTCACGAATAATATATTGGAACTTAGCAAAAGGTGCAAGTGCAGGGTTAGATGATACTTGCAAGAATTGCATAAGTCTTTGGCTACGTACTTCGTTAGCCATAAGTGATTCTGTGCCACGTGCTTTAACTTCTAAGTCTCCCTTGATCTCTGGATCAAAGTCAAACTGCATATTAAAACGGAACAAGCCCTCACCAATAGGACGAAGTAAATAATCGTCAATGTTTTTAATTACATTCTTAATGCCGCCACTAGCTGCACCCATCAACATGCTGATACCACTAGCAGTACGACCTACACCAGACACACCTGTTTGCCCATGTGCAAATGAGGGAAAGCCAGTTGATTCGTCTGCAAGTACACGAGCCTTGTCAAACAGTTGTAAGTTTTCACCTGCAACGTTGGGAAACTTGGTGCCAAAGATAGCCTGTCCAGGTGCTCCACCTTGTCTACGGAATACCTTGCCTGGGTATACTGATAAGTCTTGGCCTGGAACTAAGTTAGTTTCATCAACCTCAATCAGTAGATTACCAGATAATACAGCATTGTCTACAGCCATACGCATGAAACCATTCATAAGTGTTTGGGTATCATCCATATTCTCTGCAATACCTACACCAAAGAAAGAATAAGGATTTAGTTCATACGGTACAGCTTGATAAGGAATACTCGCAGGTTTAAATGGGTTAAGGACCATACGAAGTAGTTTGTCATTACAAACCCACACGTTTGCCTGTAGTTCATCAAAAGACATTAGCTCTTCTGGAATATCAACACCCTGCTCTTCTAGCATTTCAGTGTCAACTGTACCCCAGTATTCTAAAACTTCAAATCGTTCAATGCCATGTTCGGGTGCGTAATCTGACAGATCATCTTCCCAAGATTCTTTGTTATAGTTTTCGCCAAGCTGAATGGCCTCATCAATAACGGCACTGCGAAAGTAAGGACGTTTCTTTAATGCTCGCATTTGTGTACGAGACATTTTATGACGTTCAATCGCATACTGTGCCTCATCCATATTGTTTGCATCTGGATCAGGATAAAAGTTCCA